CGGTTCCTTCTTGGGTGATTGCTGGGATGGCATCACTGGCTTCTTAGGAGGTATTGGTGATTGGTTCAGTGACGCGGCAGGGAGTGTTGGTGGTTGGATCAGTGATGGTTTTGACGCTGTAACAGGATTCATCGGAGATGTAGCTGGCGGCATTGGTTCCTTCCTCGGCGATATGGCTAGCGGCATTGGCGACTTCTTCTCCGATCCAATTGGCTCTATCGGCAGTGGCATTAGCAGTGTTGTTAGTGGTGCTGGCGAGGTCTTGGGCAATATCGGCAGTGGTGTTTCCGATGCGCTCTCTTCGGTCGGCAATGCCATCGCTGAGTCTCCATTGAATCCGTTCAACTGGTTCCAAGAGGGTACACGCGAAATCACCGCAGGTGGTTTGGCTATGTTGCACCCCGGCGAAATGATTATCCCGGCCTCAGTCTGGGAACAGATTAAGGCAGTGGGTTCTGGTGCATTCGGCGGGGGTGGTGGAATCACAGATGCCTTTGGTAGCATCTTCGGCAGTCTCGGCAGCATGTTCGGTGGAGGCGGTGGCTTCTTCGACTCGATTACAAGTGGCATTGGCGGCTTGTTCGGCATTACACCGGCACCGGCACCGGCACCGACTGGTGGCTTGAGCGGAATGCTCAGTGACGCATGGGGTTGGTTGACTGGAGCCCCGCGTCAGACAGCAGAGCCAACCAATATGGGTGCCTTCCAGAAGGGCGAAGCCGCTGAAGCAACACAACAGGGCTTCTGGAGCAAGATGTTCGGCGGTGGTCTACTCGGCGGTGTTGCCGACACTGTGGCATCCGCAGCAGGAGCCGTGGCTGGCGCAGTAACGGGCACAACAGGACAAGAACAACGCGACCGTGGTTTCTGGGGATCAATCATGGATTGGTTCACAGGGACCGCACAAGAGCAGCCAGTCTATGACGAATTGATTCCAGACTATGAGGACATGGCACTCGACACTGAAGACCTTGACCAAATCGAGGTTCATGATCCCATCTTAACCGACGTGCTGAAGAAGGCGTTTGGTCTGAAGACTGAGGACGACGTGCAGAATACGTCTGACGTGACGGCTAGCCTCGAAGGTGCGTTCGCGCAAGGCGAGGTCAAGGAAGCTCAGTACGACAGTTGGGACGGCGAACTTCGCCGCATGTTCGGCTGGTTCGATCAGACGAGAGAACCGAGAACTGCTTGGGACACCATCTCAGATGTGATGTCTGGCAACTTCTCAAATCTATTCTCTGACCCAATCGGTGAGTTCACTACGCTTGGTAGCGGGATCTCATCCTTCTTCGAGAACCCGTGGTCTGGCGCGGGCTTAAGCTCGTTGTTTAGCTGGGGTGATACGTTCTCAGACATGGGGACGCAAACTGATACTATGGTCGCCGCTGCGACCGATACAGTTACAGCAACCACAGACAAAACAGTGCAAGCAATGGAACCTCTGGCCGAGGCTCCACAGGGTCTTGCCGTCTATGACAAAACAACAGCCGAGTTGCTCAAGCAATCTATGATTGGCCCGACGCGACAAAGAGAAGTCACTGGCACTATGCTCGGCGCTTTTGATTCTAAGGCCGGTCAGGAAGCGATGGTTTCGGCTGCCGATACAGACAACCGGCGCTGGGAGACAACTTTCAGCAGCATCGGGTCTAGTCTCGGAAGCTGGTTCGGTCCAATCGGCGAGAGCATCGGAGGATCGCTTGGTGGTCTCAGTGGTTCAATCTGGGATTCTGTAAGCAATTTCTTTAGTGGTGGTCGGCAGGAAGAGAAACGCCAAGAAAGGGGCGGTTCTTGGTGGGACCGCGCCATTGGCAGCGTCACCAATTGGTTTGGAGGCGGTCGGCAAGAAAGACAAGAACGACAAGAACAACGCCAGCCAAGTTGGTTCGAGAGAATCACAAGCGGAATCAGCGACACTTTCAGGACTGTTGACCAGAGCCTTACAGGTGGCGCTGTTGGAGGCTTCTTCGAGAACGTGGGCAACATGTTCAGGTGGGCCGACGACGTGACCACAGGTGGGGCTGTGGGCGACATGCTCAGTAGCGCCTATCAGGGTGTCACAGGTTGGCTTGGCGGCATCACTGGTGGACTCGGCATGGGTCTGTTCGCGCCGGATCAAGTGCAAGATGCTTCGATGATGGGCAACGCTGTTGCAGAAAAACAAATGACAGTTGCCCAACCTGAGTTCGTTGTGGCTAAGTTGGTTAATCCCGAGATGCTGCGTGCGACCCCCGGCCCGATGGACGCTGGTTTGTTCGCCCCAGACCAAATCACCGACGCCACGATGCTCGGCGGCGAACAGCAGCAACGACTGTTGGAGGCCCAATACGGCGTGAGCGTGCAGGAGCTTGAACTTCTGCGCGCGGCCTTCGAGGGAGAAGGACCAGAAGAGATTGAACTGACAGGTCTGGACATGGGCCTCTTCGCCCCGGACCAGATCACCGACGCCACGATGTTGCTCGCACAGCAGCAACAGCAGATGCTCACGGCCCAGCAGACCGGCAACTTGGGTGAAACGGAGATGCTCACGGCGGCACTCGAAGGTGGCCCCGAGATGGGTGGCGTCGAGGGTGGCTTGAGCATGGGGTTGTTTGCCCCTGATCAAATACAAGATGCGAATATCTTGACCGACAACATCGAGCAACAACTGTTGCAATCGAACTTCGCCATCGTGCGTCTGACTGACTTGGAGAGTTTGGGGCAGGCGGGCATTGGTGGCTCGAAAGCTATGGTTAGTCAGGCCGACACAGGTTTGTTCAACGCAGAGGAGAACATCGGCGAAGTCATGGGTCAATCCGTGACGGATCTGATCAACAACCGACTAAATACAAGCAACCTCAATAACATCGTCAGCAGCGCGCTTGACACAAGACGGTCGAACGACCAATCACAGCAAATCTTTGCTGACCTTACAAGAGCCCTCGACTACGAGTTGTCTGGCTCTGAAGCAGCAGAAACTACTCAGGCAACTCAGTATACGCTTGGTGCCGACTTCGGTTCAACAGGGACCGTTGGTCCAAACAACTTGCTTGACTATGGCGATGAATTAAGAGGTCAAGTTAGCACCAACCCAATCGACTATGCCGATGAACTCCGTGGAGATGTCAGCACGCTTGGTGTAAGTCGAGCTAGTGTCGAACAGTCGCTCGAACAACAACGGGCTGGCAATATGACGGGCAGCACGATGATGCTTCCGAGCATGGACTCCATCGCAGATTATCTGATGAGTGAACAAGCTCAGTCGTTGGACACAATGATCGAGTTGCTGACCGCGATTAAAGAAAATACAGACCAGAGTGGCGCATTCCTATCTAGCAGCATCGTCGGGGCCATCAGTGGCGGACTTCCGCCACCACAGAGGGTAGGCGTGAAGAACATTGCCCGTGACAACACCCGTGGCTATTGGGATCTCCAATTCGGCGACTCGGCTAATGGCGTGGTAACTACAGAAGGACGTGGAGGGTCCGCATGAAAGCTACTACGAATGGCAGGCTAAATAACGTACCTGATTGTTTCATCACGATCCCACAGGCTAGCAGTACCCATACTATTCAAATGCGGTCGCTGCCCGAGATCGGCGATAGTAAGCAGGCAACGTACAACCAAGAGAATATCATCGGGCGTTCGTTCCCGATCTACACCTATTCTCACTCGGGCGACCGCTCAATTACGATGCAGGTCCACTTCTTCATTATTGAAGAACAGGACGCCGAGCGTAACCTTCAAGATCTAAGGGCAATCCAGAGCGCAGTTTATCCCAGACCGGGAGCAGACGGCGCGCCGTACATGCCACCAGTCATTTGCCAGCTAAGATGTGGCGCATTATTGGCTAAGCAAGAAGTAGTTTGCGCCGTTCTACAGTCTTATAGTGTTAAGTTTCCCACCGAAGTCGCATGGTACGAGGGAGGAGCGGGCAACTACTGTCCCTATCGGTTCGATGTGGATACGCAATGGCTGACCGTGTATACGTCTAGCGCCTTGCCATACCAAGATCGAATCTTCCAAATGGGGGTTTAACATGACTGTACCAGTATTCTATACACAAATCCCCACCAACAAGGTGATGACGCCGAGCAGTCGGTACAAGAAGCAGAACATCATCTACTATGGGGAACAAAAGTTTATGACCTTCGACACGTACTTCAGAATCAACTACGTGCAGAAAGGAAATGAAAGAGTGATGGTCATCACGAAAGGCGTGGAGTATCGGCCAGACCTCGTGTCAAATGAGTTCTATGGCTTCCCCGATAACTGGTGGAAGATACTCGAAGCCAACAAGATGATGGACATCTGGGAATTTAAGACCGGCAAGACCATCATCCTCCCATCACTCACTTTGTAAGGAGGAAATATGCCAATAGCAGAACCGTCTACAGGCCCGACAGGGGTTCCTTGTGACCCGCAGAAAGTGCCGGGTGGCGAGCATGATCTTGAGGGGTGTCTGGCAAGTCCTTACGGAACTGGTGGTTGTGAATTAAGACTACCAGAAGAGGGACACACACTTGCCCCGTGGGTCGCCATTACCTTTGAAGGTAGTGGTTCGGTCATCACGGTCGGCAACCAATCATCCTCCGCAACCGATCCGCAGCACGTCGCTTGCATCAAGAGTTTCGAGTTCGGATACTCTGACGGCCTCACGATGCGTTGCACTATTCACGACGAACAGGGCGGAAGCTTCGTTCAGTTCATGCACAACTTGTTGAAAGACTGGATTTGTATGCAGAACGGTGCCCCGGCTGCTGTAAGAATGAAGGTTCAGTTCGGCTGGGCTAAGGGAAGTTGCGGGGCTGCGATCCCAACTGCGATGTTCCGTTGCTACTATTGCCTGAGTGACGCAGTGGAGACCAACTTCAACGAAGGTAAGTTCTCGTTTGAGATCACCGGCAAGGATCTATGTCACCGTATGTTCGAGGGTGGCACGAACTTGATCTATGGCGGCGAAGGCCAGAACGCTATCCCGATCACAGATGCCATCCGAAGGTTCATGACTGTGGATTGCCCGCCCACTGTGGGGAACGTAAAGTTCTGTCGCATGGAAGGAGGTCACTGTGTTGATTGTCCGTTCAAATACTGTGGCACCATCTCGTCCTCGAACCGTAACGGCTCAGGTGGCGGTGAATGTGATCCATTGAAGGGACCAAAGGGCAAGTGGATCGCCAACGGGCAGGATAAGCTAAGAGTTGTGATGCGCTGGCTGGAAGGCCACGTCACCGATAGAGATAAGGGCTGGATTCCACAGTACAACAGTGAGGTTCCTAACGGAGAGTTGATTTTTTGGGAGGATTCGAAGCCGAGAGAACCACAAGGCGACGGTTATTGGGATGCCAACTGTATTGGCATCTACATCGTTAATGGCGGTCATAAAAGTCCGGTCATTGAGTTCAATCCTAAGATTCGATGGGACTTTGCCAGACTGACAAGTGCTGGTGGTAACTTGGGTGATGCAAGGCCGAACGCCTTGAACACACCCGGTTCGACTCAGCCCGGTTATACGATCCCCAACCTCGACGCACCAGCCCAGCCATGCGCCGGTCAGAACACACAGACAACGAATACTGAGACCCAACGTGACAACCACGGGGCAAATGCCCAACAAGTTCAACAGGAAGGAAACAATGCGGCATTTCGTGGTCTGAAGATCTTGACCGACAACATCGAAGCTGACTTAGTGATCGTAGGCGACCCGACTATCTTGCCGCCTTCAGAGGCGATGTGGGCTAAGAATGTGACGGTCATCCTAGTGAACCCATACTACATCCGTCACGATGAAATGTCAGATACGGGACTAGAATGGTTGTCCAAGCCGGTCTGCAATGAGGTTCTCAGCAGCAAAGCTTGGATCTGTAAGTCCATTCAACACAGAATTGAAGCAGGAAAGTACACGACTACGGTTGGCGTGTTCTTGACAACCCCCGGCGCTGATACGCCACCCAACACGCCAATTGGCGCTTGGACGGAAGGTTGGAGACCGACCAATCCATGTTAAGAAGGAGAAGACATGCCGCAAGGAGCACCAACACCTAATTTCGGGGATATGGCCCCGGATAAGGTATTGCCGAATATCCATGAAAGACTGCACCAACTAGAGGAAATTGTCACTGCTATTGGCTATGACGCGAAGGCATCCAAGAAGCGTCGTTTCCCCTCGAAGCGTCAGGAATCCGTACTGCACAGTCTCACCCGAGCCTTGTGTGTTGAAACCATTGATCCGTGGAAGGAAAACCGGGTGCGATTCTATCACCCACTCCTTCACGACCCAGACACCAAGCTTCTTAGCTTGCCGTTCGCGCAACCGGTGTCCACTATGGGTGGCTTTGATGACAGCGGCCTCAATTGGGTTCCACCAGCCGGATGCTCCCTGATGCTATTCTTCGAGGGCGGCAGCCGTGATGCTCCGTTCTATATCGGCACGACATGGCACCGCGACCGTGGACCGGCAGGACAACAACTCAACACTATCTTCATCAGCCGTGAGTGGAATGCAGTGTACGCTCCTCATCGGGCTGGCAACTTCCTGCACGGCCCCGATGACGGTTCACAGTGCTTGCCGCCGTGGAACACCGAGAGTTATAACGCTGGCGACATCACTCAGACCAAACAATTCACCGAAGACCCACTTGAACAGAAGCGGATCACCTACCCGAACATCTACGGTTTCAAGACGCCAGAAAAGCACATGCTTAAGATGGTGGACGGCGATGCCAAATGCAACCGCCGCTGGAAGCGAATGGAGTTGATGTCGGGTTGCGGCAACTGGATGATCTTCAAGGACGATCACCTGCACTATGGAGGTCATTGGGCTCACCCGGACTGCCCACCAGAGAATCCTCTGGGCAGTAGCAAAAACACCGATGCTACAAACATCTGCGCCGAGACACAGGCTGAACTTCCCTACTTCTCCGACATCCACGGGAAACCGATTGAGAAGCAAAGTATGTGCGAGCCGAACTGTGAAGGCAGCAGTCCGGTGCAGTGTTCGTTGATTATGTCGGGGCACTCCAGCACCCCCTGCGATCCCGAGACGAAGTATTGCAAGACAAACAAGGGAGCCAACAGGTTCTTCAAGCAAAGAAACGAGTGCCGACCGTACCGTGGTCCGGGCACTCCGCAGAACAACCACTGTGACCTACCGCAGTCCGGTATCCAATTTCTGTCAATCTCTGGACATACGTGGGTCATGGATGATTCTGTCGAAGAGCCTCGCGGCAAGCCCGAATGGGAACGGTCGAAGCAAGACTTTGACTTCGGCTGCAACGACAAGTTCTTAGGTCGGATGTACATCAAGTCCACCACAGGACATTCGTTGATGTTCAGTGATGTAGAAGAAGATACTGCCCTTCGCGGGCCTGACAACTTTATTCGTTTGCGCACGGCCACTGGCAACCGGATTGAGATGAACGATCACACGGTCGGCGACAAAGATACACCGTGTCCGCCGAACTATGCCGGTGAGAAGCGTGGCATCACTATGCAAAGCACCAGCAATCACGTCATCAGGATGATCGACCACATGAACTTGCAGTGCTCGCCGAAACGTAAGGAGGGTGGCATCCCGAAGCCGAAGGCTACAAAGGCATTCATTCAGATTCGATCTGGCTATGGTTTGGAGATGCGTTACAACGATGACTTCTCTCAAGAACTCACCCAGCGTCAGTTCATCCAAATCTTACACCCGCAGTGCGTAAACCCGGACACGGACCCATACTGCAACGCCTGTGAATCTGCGGAATGCCGTGGACCTCACGTTTTAAGATTCCACGGTCGCCCGAAGGGTCAGCCCGGCATTGTAATGCTTCGCGCCGGTGGGCATCACCTGCGTCAAACTTATGACATGGACATCGTAATCGTGGGCGACAAGGAGAAGAATCCTTCGGATAAGTTCACCTATGTATCGAGGAAACATATTCGGGCCGTAGAAGACATTGATTTCCGGTATTCTGGAGAACTACATATCTTCTTCGCGGAGAAGCAGATTTTGCTGATGGCGGGGCGGGACTGTCCGCCGCCTCCGGGCAAGAAGTGTTGGGGGCCGTGCCTCTATCCTGTAATCATTGGACGTTGCCCTGTATTTTGTCCACTTACAGGCATTCTCCACTGGACGGAGAACGCTATGAGCGAACGTGTCTTCGCATCTGGCTGGCGTGCGCCACCGTGCCCGCCGAAGCCGGGTCCGAGCGGTAAATGCACGGAAGACGAGCCGCCACCAAATGACGTGGACTTGGACTGGTCTGACGACGATCAGGCTGGAAACCAGAACTTCGGTCGGCAGACTCAGCAATCGTCAAGTAGCTCTGATCCTAACGCATCGTCTCAAGGAGATTAACGTATGGCTAAGAAGAAGTTTCTAGGGTGCCAGTACCCAATCATTAAGACATCACACGGTCTTCTGGCTCAGAAGAGCGGCGTGGATCAGATCAAGGCAGATCTACTACAACTCCTCCTAACTAATCCGGGGGAACGGGTGATGCTGCCGATGTATGGCACGCCCCTTCGGAAGCTTTTCTTCGAGCCAAACGATCCAACCTTGACGTTCCGAGCGGAACAAATGATTGCCAACGCTATCTTAAATTGGGAGCCCCGCATCGTGATTACTCAGATCAAGGTGACGAACAGCTTCGACAAAAACGACTTACATCCAGATGACACTAAGGAGGAGTTGGACACCATCTTGGGTATCAAGATTCAGTTTGTCGATCCCCAGAACATCAGTGAAGTAGAGCAGTTGGAGATCCAACTGCCAATTGGAGATTGATATGGCTTTGGAGAATTGCCCGTTCGACGTTACACCATACGATAAGTCAAGCATTATCAAGACGCCGAACTTAGTGAACATGAACTACACCAACCAAGACTTTTGGTCGATGAAGGTGCGCCTAATTGACTTCATTAAACAAAAGTTTGCAGACACTTTCAATGATTTCGTTGAATCTGACTTGGCTATCATGTTGATCGAGAATTGGGCGTTCATTGCCGATACCCTGTCCTTCAAGATTGACCAAATCGCCAACGAAATCTTCATTGACACAGTGAGTCAGGTGGATAATGCCTTCCGGTTGGCGACTCTTGTTGGTTTCAGGCCCCAGCCGCCCATTGGCGCAAGTTCGATGTGGTCCGCAACCATCAGTAATTTGTTGGATACAGACTTGTTCGTGGATACGCCGGTGCTGATCACCATCAATGCCGAGGGTGGACAGAGAACCATTGAACTGTATGCAGCAGATGTGAACAACAACCCCCTCTTCAATGACCCAATCATCATCACGGCTGGCTCCTTCTTGAACACAAGTGTTGTTGGCATCGAAGGCAGGACATTCACACAAACGGCTCGTGGCGATGGACAGATCAATCAGTTCATCCGTCTTAGCTCTGGCCCGGTGATCTGGAATTCGATCCGCGTGAAAGTGGACGGAACGGAATGGAAGCAGGTGGATTACTTCACTGACAGTCAGCCTCGCAAGGAGTTCCGAGTTGAGTACGATCCAGCCTACAATGCGTTCGTCTTGTTCGGCAATAATCGAGCAGGCTTGATCCCGTCTCCATCCTCGGAGATCCAGATTAGCTTCAGGGTGGGCGGCGGCTTTGCAGGAAATATCGTCACCGGGTCTGTAGAGTTCCAGCGTAACTATGAAGTAAGAGGGTTCGATTTCAGGGTGCCTGTGAACTTCAGGAACTACACAAAAGGAGAATTCGGGTACGCTGGCGACACCATCGAAGACATCAAACGCAAGATGCCCGGCTGGTTACGGTCACAAAACCGCGTAGTCTCTGGGGATGACATTGAGACTTATTCCAACCAGTATGCCACCGAGTTCAACGGACAGGTGGGTAAGGCGAAGGCCGTCTTGAGGAATTACGGGTGCGCCGCGAATGTGATCGACCTGTACGTTCTGACAAGAGACGGTCTTGACAACCTGATTGAATCAAACAACGGCTTGAAAGTAGCCCTACAAGAGAGTCTTGAAAGCATCAAGATGATGACCGACTTCATCTGCATCAAGGATGGGGTGGTAGTGGCTACCGACGTTCACATCGACATAACGATGGACAAGTTCTATCGTAAGTTCGAGGACGAGTTCAGAGAGAAGATGCAACGACGGATTGACACCTTCTTCTCGCTGAACAATTGGGAGTATGGCAAGACCTTGAAGAATGTAGATCTGATCAAGGCACTCTCTGATATTCATGAAATCAGAAACATCGACATCCACTTCCAGACTGATAATGAAGACAACTCAGGTGAAGTGGTTACAACCCGGTTCTTCGAAATTGTAAGACCGGCCCTGATCGAGATTAGCTTCGTATACGAGTAACATGGCACTTAGGAAGACCAACGAAAGTCCGAGGATTACGGACACGGTACTGCTGGAAATCGTGACGCCCGACGCATACGGGTGCTACCCGAGCAATCCATACAAGGTTGACCGTGTGGTGATCTACTACGTCGAGCGCGACTTCTTGGGCACCAACTTTGGTGAATATGAGAAGGTTACGATCCCCGATGCGCTCATTGCGGAATATACAGCGGCCCAGAAAGCCCTATGCGCATCCCCAACGCAAGACAATTATAACAATCTGATTCGCATACAAGGCGAGATCGAATCTGCATCCCAGCGTAACCTGTTCTATTACAAGGACCGGAGCGCCGTGGCTGTGATCGGCAGCGAAGGTTTCCCAGCATGGTTGTCTACAGATCCCACAGAGTCGAAGCTGACTCTGGTATCTGAGGACGAGAACGGCGACCCGCAGTATGGGCATTTCACGTATGAGTGGAATCCGAACGGTGCCGTCCGCGAAGGAGACTATTTCGTCTGCTGGACTTGGACGCCTCTTCCGGCTGGCAACAAGCTGTCGGCCCACATTCAGTTTAGCTTGGCCGGTGATCCAAACGCGGTCATGAGCATCCCAACGCATGTGACGCCCGAGGATAAGTACGACACCTTGTTAGAGCGCTATCTGCCTGAGATGTACAAGTACACGTTGGCAGATGGCGACGAGACACCCCAGACGCTAGACACGTTCAACCAAGCCATTGCTCAAGGTTTTACTTTCATCGAGGACATGGCGAACCAAATTATCGACTTGTTCGACGCCAACGCATTGCACGAGTCCTTGTTGGTCTACCTTTCCAACCTTTTCAACATCAAGTTGAAGTCGAATGACCCGACGCTTTGGCGTCGGCAGATTAAGGAAGCGATCCCATTATTCAAGAAGAAGGGAACTCTGGAGGGTCTCGAAGAAGCATTTGCTCAAGCGGGGATGGTCCTGAACAAGTTCACACAGTTCTGGCAGATCGTTTCGCCTTATACATGGCAGGAGTCGTTCTTGGTTAAAACCAGTCCGACCTTCACACTCGCCAAACCAGCCGTCATCACACCAATTGATCCAGCGAACTTCGGCCTTTGGCTGAAGAGAGAAGGAACGCACACCTATCAGTCGATTCCGCCAGATTATGTCGTGTTCGATGTGGGAGATGACTCGGTGGTGCGCATGACGTGGATCGGGGACGAATTGTCCGCCAACCCTATTGAATTGATGCAAGGCGACCATCTTAGGGTTCTGTACCAATACAACGAGATTCCGAGGCCGACCGAGCAGCAACTAGAGAACTACATTCGGTCCCTTCCTCTGGCAGACCAGCGAGATGAGGATGATCAACAGTATCCATTGAAAAACTGGAATGTCAGATTGATTGCGGAAGAAGACCCCTTGTTCGACGTGCTGATACCCGTGCGGCACCCGTTCGCCGACCCATTGGTGTTCGGGTTCTATCGTACCGAGTTTGCGTACTCCGAGAACATCTACAATATGGAAGAATACAACGGTTCAACGCGACCATCCTTCGACCCGTGTAGAATCGACAAGGACTTTCTCGACCCGTGTGGTGCGTGCCTCAGTAGTAAGTTTGCCGTGGACATCGGAGTCGAAGAACTGTCGAATGACCGAATGTTGGAGGCCCAAGATATTCTCAGGGAGTACACTCCCTTTCATGCTCAGGTACACTCTCTTAACTTCATCGGAGAGGTCAACGAGTTCGTGCAACCAGCGGTTGAGACCATCGAAACGCTGATCACCATCGACTACTCTCAATTCATTCTGTCGGGACAATCCAACCCGTTCTTCAATCGCTTCATAGAAGGCGGCTTGCAGAACTGGATTGTGACCCGAGACGACCTGACGAATCAATTGACAGTATTGTCTGGCAAGATCGGCACTGCCTATAATGACCATGTGCGGTTGGTCACACCCGACATAATTCTACAAGACTTGGGTGTTGTCCCAGATTACCACATCTTGGAAGTCTTAGCGCCATCGGCAAATGCTGGAACATATTTGATCAAAGACATCCACGAGAACACAGCTAAGCTGGCATCCACGGTAATCGAAGGTGTGGGTGGTGTCGATCAGAGTGCCTTCACCTTCAACATCTCGAACATCTTGTACAGTACATCTGTTGCCGAAATCGCGCAGGACAACCTGTGCATTCTGTCAGATGAGAACACTGACTTCGACCTGTTGAGTGTGAAGACCTTGTGGGATGTCGAGCACACGCCCGACTACACGGGTGGTACTTGGAAAGTCTTGATCCCAGCTTACTCGCCAACCCCTTACGAAATCCGCAAGATTGAGGGCGGTGCCTTGTATTTGAAGGATGACGGCACCTTGCCCACAGTTGACACGACTGGCATTGCATTTACTCTGCTTAATGATTTGGATGAAGAGATTGCCTCCAGTGTTACAAGCTCATTGGATGTGACATTCCGAGGCTATGTGAACCTGAACGATAGTGGCTTCAACCCGACCACTATCCAACAATACATTCACGTCTACGATCTGCTTTTCTACAGCGGCACCGAATACCTAATAGTGGAGTTCGACGGCAAGAACTTCTGGATTGAGGGTTACTCGGGCGGCGATGTGGCTGGTGTAAATGTACAGACTCGCCGCAGACTTGCCACTCAAGAGATTGGTTACTTCGGTTACAAGGGCCTAAGACTGACGACCTTCGCAGATCACGAAGCCGAGTTTGAGATGATTAACGGGTCTAACCCTACTCCGGTCAATGATCAGAAGGATGGGAGTAACTTCAAGGAGAACTATCTCTTCTTGATTAACGGGGACTATTACAAGATTGTCGAGATCGACGAAAAGGAAGTCATCTTAGCGGGCCGCGAGAACAATTGGAAAACTCTTGTGGCCGGTGGAACAACAGTCGCCTACTCGATGGTTCACCTTAACAAAAAAGAAGTGAACGTCGGGTTTGTGGTGTTCGATTTCCTCGACCACAACTGTAAAGACCCGATTATCCGAGAAATAGAGGACACGGTAACGGACACGGTAGCCATCGTAGCTCTGTCGGCTTCGAGCGGCACGGGAATCCAAGAACACGTAGCACAGGACGAAGGAATCTCTTTCATCATCGAACGAAGGAGTGGTGATACTCAGGAAGGTGAACTATGAACTTAGAACAACTCCTCTCCAAAGGAGACGTAGAGATAATCAAAGAATGGAAGGACGGCAGGAGGGAGTTGGCCGATGTGCGAAATACGATCCTTCTTGGAGGCCGACGTGCGCTCTCGATGGGCTTGGCGAATGCCATTGGTGGCAGTTTCCAGTTCTACATCACACACATGATCTTTGGCGACGGCGGCACCACAGACGGCGTTAAGAAGTTCGTGAACTCGAACCGCAACGGCTTGTTCGGTGTGACCCGAGTATCGAAACCAGTCATTGCCAATCTGGACAACACAGTGCCCGCGCAGGTGATCTTCACTTCGACAATTCGTTTTGACGAGGCCGTGGGCGTTACGCTGAATGAAATGGCTCTGCAAATGGCGACCGGAGACCTGTACAGCATGACGACATTCCCCGATCTGAACAAGACCGAAGACATGCAGATCACGTTCAACTGGAGACTGAACTTTATCTAAGAGGCCGTACATAGAAAGAAAGGAAAGTGATGTACATATCGGAAATCCGACTGACGTTCGACACACTGGAGAAGGCGATGAACTTACCGCCTGATGCGAAGGTGGTTGCCATTCAAGAAGAAGACATCCGAGGAGTCTTTAAGATTCGGGTCGTTTCTGAGAGGGAACCACCAGAGGAATTCCGGTTCGATGCAATAACTAATGTAGGTGAAGCCTACACAAACCCTGAGAAATACAAGGCCAAACCGCCAGCGATAATGGGGGTGACTGCTCCACCTGTCACGACCATTCCGTCGAAGGCAAAGGGCCGAGGAAAATAACAGATGCCACGCATTGAACTTATCCCCGATGTCTTCTACGGCCCAAATGATCCGATTCATTGGGAGGTAGACAATCTGCCGCTTAAGGCCATCATTACGCGGCAGAACTTAATCAACTTGGCGCTGGATAACGTCATCGAAGAGCTTCGAGACGCTGTTGGCACACAGGGCTCGGTAGCAAACCGACTCAACCAGTTCGTGGACGGCGACGGCAACCTAAGAGTGGATGCCATCGACGAGGCCATGCACACGATGGATGCCCATACGGACACCGATTACTATGTCAGGATGAGAAAAGAGCAATCGGACAAGCTCGACCTGATCGACGACGAGGCGACCAACCTCAAGTTGCAAGTTTTCACAGACGATACTACTTTTATAGAGTTCAACAACGGGACGGTTCTATTGAAGCCGTCAGCCACGGTGATTCCGAGCGTCGAAGCGCCCGACATCGTTAGGCTGAACCTAGCGTTCCCCGTGGAAGCGGCACACAGGCATTACTATGGTCTTGCGCCGGTCCATGATAATCTGATCACCCCGGATTTTGTGAACTTTAAGGTGAACTCCATTGCCTCACCCTTCATCGAAGGTTCATTGAGGGTCTATATCAATGGTTTCAGAATTTTCACAGATGCCGAAGTATATGTTCCCGGTGCTCTAGTAGACGACCCGTGGACCTTGATGTCATTCACAGAAGATAACCTGAACGGTAAGTTCGATCTGTCTTCTGCTATTACCGAGGACGACGTAATTCGTATAGACTTCGACATCGCATTGGTGTAAGATAGAAAGTCTTATCGCATGGATGTTGGATTTGTCATACTCTGTCCCGACAGAAACGTCGGAGGCTTAAGGAATACTCTTGGTTCTGTTACACATCACAGTTATAACCGAGAGTCCATTTGTGTTGTCGGCGAAGACGCAACCGCCGCAGAACTGAAAGAACTGAAGCAGCACTGTGAGACACACAAAGGGGCAAACACGATCACCAGCCTGATCAACGTCGGGATGAAGAAGATCAAGCACGAGTGGGCCTTTATTGTTTTCTCAGGGAGCCGCATCCAGCCCTATCTCGAACGAAAGATCGAGACATTCGCCAAGAACGACACAGATGTCTTATTTCCTGTGGTGGACCGGAAGTGCAACTTCATAGATGGTTCCTTCAACGGGGTCTTGTTCAACAAGAAGTTCTTTGCCAAAGTCGGGGAATTCGTTACCGCAGACATGCAGAAACAAGGCTTGAACGACTTCGAACTGGCAAAGATGTTCTGGGCCGTAGACGCTATCGGACACGGGTGTACTTTCAAGGCCATCGTAGGCATGAGGGTGATTTGATGGTTACAATAGGAGATCTTCGATTGTTCATCGAGATCAAAGACGAAAATGGAAATGACGTAGTACCGCCAATCACTTTGTCTAAGCTGGAGATCACACGCGACAGCGACGACTACTTCGACCCACTATCTGAGAACCCGGAGAACCGGTTGATCCAGATGGGGCGCACTGGCGGCAGACTCAACATGAAGTTCTTCGGCGATTCCAGCGGGCTCGTCGATCTGTTGCCAACAGATATGGAAGACCACATAGTTTCCCGCCGCTACAATATCCACGTCAAGCAAGGATTCGAGCGGGATGCTTCCAGCTACAACATCTTCAAGAACTGCTTCATTGCTTACTTCACTTGGGAGCCCATCGAAATAGACACCGATGGCGACATCATAGAAATCAGCATAGGTTGGCGATTCTCGGATTCTGAAATTATCCTGAGTCTCCCGCATGAACTAGAAGAAACTGAAGATGACACGGTTACGCTGGTTGGTAACAACCTGATGTGGGAACGAAACTGGCTCCCCTCCTTCTACCAAGAGAAGTCAGAGAGCCTGATTCAGAGTTTGGACTGGCGACAAATCGGGTTCTAGCCATCCATGCGAGCCCGTTCGATGTGTTTGCGGACCAGCACCCACTCATTGGTCATGGGTAGCGAACCTGTGTCAAGTTCGACCAGTTCGCTGATGACGGCTTCGACGGAATCGAAGACGTTGCAACGTGTGCTGAGAATCTCGTTGTCGAGATCCACGACGCCGAACAACCAGCGTGGTAGTTTTGCCAGCCCGCCCTCGATGATAAAGAACGTCGGCTTGTGTTGGGTCTCGGCCACGTAGATTTCGTTGCTGGTGCCCCACTGTGGGATTGTGGGGTCGATCACCGCGACCAAGAAGTCCGACAGGTCCACGAACCGAAGGTCGTAGCGACGGTAGGACTGGACGTAGTTCTTGAGCATGTGCCACTTCCCCTCGCGCTGAAGAGTGGCCTGATACTCCTTGTTTTCGCCGATCTTCACATCCTGACCACCCGGCTTGTTCGTCGGGTCGATGTAGTCGATCTTGAGACCGGCCTCTTTGCTAAGACGGATGAACTTCCGACGCCATTCGACGCCGTGATCCGCCACAAATTCCATTGGGCCTGAAAGGTAGCAGCAGGCCCCTTCCAGCTTCCCCTTGTGTACGCCTGCCATTGTGTGTCCCCTTGTACTGTAATAAAGGCACAGTCAACATGCCAAATTGGAGGAGTTATGTCAACTGAGCTTATTGAAAAAGTGGACGGAATCTTAAAGAATGCCGAGATGCCCGACCGACACACTTTCTTTCAGATCGAAAAGTTCATCATCGGCAAAGAGCCTACGGCCCAAGCTCAATTATGGGCAATTGTTCGGGAATTGCAAGCCCGAAGAGAAACAGTTGAGGTTTTCCAGAAGGATTTGGCCGATGCCGAGGACAATCTCGAACTGCTGGACCTTAAGATCGAACGGGTCAACAGATTGATTAAGACGGAGGCCGAGAAGAATGAGCCGTTTACCGACCTAAATATCCAAGAACACGAGATAAATATCAGGAAGCTACAGCGTGAGAAAGAGTCGCTCGTCAAATCGGCCCGGAAAGCTAACAAGAAGCTCAGGGCCATATTGGAAGAGATGGCTTATCTTGCCGCTGGGTTCGAGAAGATCGTCTCCCATATCGGGGAGATGAGACCCATTGACGATGAGCAGGCTCAGAAGGAGATGTGGAACGAGAAGCTTCTTGAAGAGTTCAACCTTCGGGTCATCCTGCAACGACCTCTCGACCCAGAATTCATTAAGACAGTCATGTGCCTTCACGACGACGCTCAAGTCAAGAAGCATGTGGTCGCCTTGATCGGGCAGATTCAAGAGAAGATGCTCGCAGACAGGAAACAGGCACAAAAGCCACAGATCGAAGCAAAAGCTAAGATGAGTAAATGATATGGCAGAACATATTTCAACCCTAGATGACGGATACCAAACAGGTATGCTCTCCGTGTTCCCGCAAGCACTGGACGACAAGGAGACTCTGTACGAAGCGACGAACAACTCGAAGGTAGTGCTGAAACACACCCTCGGTTACAACGCCAAACGAATCATCGTAGAAGATGCTTCTGGCTTTCCGCCGAACGGAATCATCAGACTTGGACCAGACATTGGCATCTCCGGTGAGTTCGAGATGATCTACTACGCCAAGCGCACAGCAAATACCTTTGAAGACGTGATTCGCGGGTTTGCTGGGTCACGCCAGAACTTCTGGCCTGCTGGCAAGACTTATGTGTCCAACGCCGTCTTCGCAGAACACCACAATGCGATCAAGGACGCCTTGTTGAACATGGAGGTTGACTGCGGGGTGCGAGACTTTCCTGACCCAGAATCACTCAATGGTATTCTCAAGGCACAGGAGATCAGGTTCTTGGCCCCGAAGCCGTTGTTTCGTGCGTTCCCGATCAAAGGCCAACCACCATTGAAAGTCAGGTTCCAGAATTTCGCCACGGGTCACATTGTTCGTTTCTTGTGGGACTTTGGCGATGGTGGCTCATCACTGGAACGAAGTCCAATACACACTTACGTCTCAGAGGGTTTCTATACCGTTAAGTTGAACGTGGTGACTTCCACCGGCGCACAAGGCGTTGCGACAAAGGTGGCCTACATTGAAGTAAACTCCGACGAGGCACTACCGTTCTTCTATGTGGACTCGATCAACGATCCGTACTCAATGAAGACTGCAACACTGCTGTCCGTAAACCCGAAGGAGTTCATTTTTGTGGACCAGTCGGACGGAGACATTGTGCAGCGCAACTGGATCTTTGGTGACGGCCAGACATTCACCCAAGAAGACCCAGACAAACATGATATAACCCACATCTATGCCGAGCCGGGCGAGTACGTGGTCAGCGAACTGATTCAGTTCACCAATGGCCGCTTGAAGCGTGTGGAGCTTCCAGAACCCCTGATCGTGTTGTAAGGAGATCGAATGACCATACCCACCAGTTCCAGCTACCCAGACGTTTTCGACAGCGACGAGAACTTGTATGAAGTTCATGATTCGTTACGGATGCGTCTCGCGGAAGACTACCTGCCGGGCGATACGTCGATCACCGTGGAGGGGGATTTCCTGAATGTGGCCCGCTGGCCTGACAACGGACTTATCACGCTTACCGAGCAGTGCAGCGACCTCGAAGAACGGGCAATATCCTTTCACTATACAGCCATTGACCGCACTAGACTGATCATCTCGGGCCTAGAACTGTTGCCGGGCTTCCCAGACGTAAAGAAACCGAAACGAATCACCCACGTCACCGTCAACGTCATGGCCGAGAGCCACAATAACCTCAAGAACGCACTGGTTGCTATTCAAGAGTTCTGCGGTGTCAAAGGGACTCTTGACAAGGAGCCGTTCGGCCCCACGCTCGAAGGACGCATTAACTTCCTGCGGAAGCTGGTGCTCCAACCGAAGGCATGGTTCACATCAGACAAGCGCACGGGAAATGTCCCGTTGGAAATCGAGTTCCGCGACATGAGCTTCAGGCTTGGTACAGATGGTACATCCCAATCTGTGCAAATCACATGGGACTTTGGGGATCACACTGATTCGACGATCTCAATCACGAGCGTCATCAGCGCCGATTCAGTTGTGCCCGATACTCCCATTGACGTGCTGGTCAGGGATAAGGATGGCGGCAAGATCAAGAAGATCTACCACCAACCGGGCTTGTATGACGTAAAGCTAACTGTCGAGAATGACTTCGGCAAGGACACAGTTGTTTTGCCGAACTATGTGAATGCGCGGGTAAAGGCCCCAGACTTAGCCATCGTCAGGTTCATCGAGAATACATCGAATCAACAGGCCATCTCTGGCGTGCCGCCAAACGGACCTTTTGAGGTCAACCCTAAGATTCGTTCCCCGATTAACACACTGATTCAGATCGAAGTAGAGACCGGAGAAAATCCGTCTACGCCGGGTATCAGTTTTGCCGGGGAGCATCTGAATGAACTTGGGCAACCCATCGACCCTGTAACAAACTTCACTTGGGCCTTGAGTGATGATTTGTCGCATCCGAACTCCAGAGAGACAAAGGCGTCCTACAGTGTCGGCGGCATTTATGATATGAAGCTGCGCGTAGACACCAAGTTCGGGGCCTTCAGGATTACGACCTACGAAAATTCCATCGACATCGTTGAGAACCAGAACCTCTGGCACTGGATCTTCAATGACAGCACGAACGCCCGTGCCTATGAATACGGGTTGATCAGTGAAACCTTTAAGTTGACCACGGCACCAACCGTCGCCGTCACAAGAAACGATTCGTTTCTCAACGCAGAACCGAACAACACACAGCAGAAGCGAGAATTCAAAAGGAATACCGGCTTCGCCGCCAGAAGCAACATTGCCTCTGGTCAAGGTGGTGCCGCCCTGTTGTTTTGGGCCAGCGGCAGGGGTGCTTCCGACCCAACGACTTCTGAACAGATTAAGGTGGTCGAGTTCGATGGTTTCTTGGGGACATACATCAACCGAACGCCAGTTACCCGACAGTGGAATTGGGCAAACCTCAATTCTCCTCAGACGGCCTTCTTTGTGTTTGGGACAGTCCCGACATCCCCGCCCAACCTATCGCCAACAAACGTCACAAAGCAGATACTTGACTTCAATACGTTGACAGTATCAAGTAACGTGCTCACAAATGACAATTACCTCAATGGCGCTCAGGAACTTACAGAAAACGTGGCGGTGTATGGTTCGTTGGGCGAGAGTTTGTTCGGCAACTTCAGCGTCTATCGAACAGCTTGGAAGGATAACACGGGTTACATCCTAAGAAATGACGGTGTTGGCCCATTCTTCAGAATCAAGAGCTTCTATCGAACAGAAGGAACGGTAGGCATACCGTTCGTCAATATCCGTAAGTTGCAGGACATTCAGGGTCCAACCAAGCTGGAAGGCCAACTTGTCGAGATGAGTACGGCGGTCTTCTTCCTAAATAACTCAGGGTCAGTGTCCAAGTTCACCCCCGAGGAGAACATCTGGCGTTCCGGTGGACCGGGCGTCAACTCACTTCTCTACCGTGGCTTACAAGATACGACGGTCATCGGTTTCGACGATCCCGCCAACACTCTATTGGCCGCGTCAGACCATGACAAGCGTGCCTATTTGAGCTTTGACTATAGCCCTGATGCCTTCTTGAGATTCAACGAGATTGACCTTACGTTTGTCAACTTGGGGTCAAGACCAGAAGGCGAACAATGGATGATGGGAGTGTTTTAGCCGACCCGTGGATGATGGAGAATTGTGGATGACTTACTATATAATGGCATGGATAAGAAGACATTACAAAACTTGGTCTCTCGTCATCTAACATGGAGTGCGGTTGTAAGAGAATTAGGCTTGCCGCTTCATGGAGGAAACATAGCCAATGTCAAAAAGAAAGTTAAGCAATTCGACATTGATACATCTCACTTCGTTGGCAAGAATCATCCGCGCAAGTACACAAAGGAAGTTCTCGAAGAAGCGATTCGAAAAAGTGTGTCATATTCGGAAATGTGCAAGTGGTTGGGCGTGAAGTGGACAGGAGGACTTCACGCTTATCTTAAGAAGAGAATAAGTGATTACGGCATTGACATCGGCCACTTCTTAGGAAAAAAGGCCAACTCTGGGAAACGTCACAAGAATGGGACGAGGAAGAAAACCCCAGCCGAAGTTCTCTGCAAAAGAACAGAAGGACGAAGAAATTTGGCATACCTACTAAGACGTGCTCTCATTGAGAGTGGCAGATCCTATGTGTGCGAGTCGTGTGGACTTGGAGCCGAGTGGAACGGCAAGGAATTAGTTCTACAGGTTCACCATAAGAACGGCGACTGGCTTGATGATCGAGCGGATAACTTACGATTCGAGTGTCCTAATTGTCATAGTCAAACCAATGGATGGTGCAACTCGAAAGGACTAACCGAGACCACCACAAAACGACTGAACACAGCTAAGTTTAAGAGGTCGAAGTAAATGGCTTTTCCTCCTGTACCTGTATACCCGAAGGCTATTGACAGCAACTACACCTTGTACTTGGTCTACAACACTACCGAGACCAAGTTGGCTGCTGACAATTCCCCGTGGGCGCAGGAGATTGAGATCGTTCCTGTGGCCCAAGACAGACCTGAGATCTGGGCCGACAACGGCTTCGGCAACGTCGAGGGCGAACTGTTCTACTATGACAGCGTAGAGAAGAACGTCCACGGAAAAGTCAAGAAGCTGAAGGGTTGCGCTCGCAACATCGGCGGTGAACGGACTCAGTTCAACAAGAAAGGCACATGGATTCGGAGTTACGTGGTTGCCGAACACCACAACCAGATGGTTGAGGCGATCCTACAAACGCAGGACTTCATTGGTTACAACTTCACCCCAGACAAAGCCACTCTCGACTGGCGAATTAGGAATCTGCGGGCCTTGAAGGTTATCTTTGACGACTATTCCTGCCCAGATGTGGACTTCACCTTCAACGTGGTGGAGAACGACCCCGTGTTGGGCGTGTTGGCGAGCTATCTGGTTCAGATTACTCCACCCGGAACCATCAGTAACTTTCGGTTGGACTTCGGCGACGGCGACTTTACGACAACGGACCTAGAAGGAGAGCACAGATATGCTCTCAACGCCCGTATTGACCCTATTGTTCGCGTATCGAACGACAAATGCCAGATCATCCAAACGCCTATCGAGCGGTCGAACCCAGCCGAGCCACCGCCAGAGATCGTCGAAGTCTTCGAGATCCCGATCCCCGAGGTTCCAGATGTGCCAGACTTTACCTTCGTACCATGCGAAGTGCCAGAGCCCGAAATCAACATCCCGGCTCTCGTGGTGCCGTGCATCTCGATTGAGGGGCAGATCGGCCCGATTCCATCTGTAATCACAGGCCCGAACATTCAGTTGGTCAGTCAGGTAACGATTACAGCCAACCAACCGGTCAACATCACACAAAGCGTGGTGCAGATCATTGGTGGCGATAACATCCCGAACCTGATCATCATTGACCCGCCGATTCCGCCGACGATCATCATTGATCCGCCGATTCCGCCAACCATCGTGATTGTGCCGCCACAGTCGAACATTACCTTAGAATTCGACTTGGCAGAGCTACCGAGGCTGGAAGTCGATTGGGGTGTACCTCCAGATATGGAGGTCGCTATGACGTTCGCGCGTGAGGTCAAAACGCCACAGAAGTTCGCCACCGATCCGGGCCTTGTGTCCGAGTTCGGAGAGGAGTTCGCCGACTTGTTCGAGGTCTCGCAGACCATGCAGGTTCAATACGAACCGGTAGGCATTCCCAGCGAGATCAGGGTCATCTTCCCAGAAGTCCAAGACCTGAAGATCGACTACGGCGAGTTGTTCAGTAGGAAGATTCAGATCGACGCTACGTCAGTCAATATCCCTACAGACATTCACATCCACGGCCCAGAAAGTCCGATTCCAAACTCTATTAAGTTGGATGGATCGGACCTGCCAGACGAGATTGATCTCGTCTACCGTGGAAAAGCTATCCCGGTCGATGTGACCGTCAGGGTGGAGATGGAAGAAGAGATTCCACATACCATCTTGGTTGAGATGCCCAAGCCGATCCCAGAGAAGATCATTGTCGAGAGCAACATCCCGAACGAGATCGTTCTCGTTGGCCCGAAGTCCATCCCAATCAGCATTCCTGAAGGTATCGGTCTCCCGGTCATCTTCCCAGAGAAGATGCCCGAGGTTGAAATGGTATTCCGTGGACCGCCGATTGAAGTAAAGGTGGTAATGGAAGAGGTTGCGCCGAAGGACGCGGACGGGCGGAACTGTGTTATGATTGTGCCGTGCCCCGTAAAGTAAGATGATCATCAGAAAACATCAATCAGGCAATGAGTACATCCGCGCAGGTAATGTGTGGGTGAGGAACTTCGCCAAAGAGAACGTATCGGCTCTTCAACTGAGTCGCATGTTTGAGCTTACGGACTTCGCCGCTGCATTGAAGAACGAGGAACTGAACAAGAACTTCCCCAAAATCAGCAACGAAGTCTTGCGTTTCCGACAAGTCGTTATCGTTTCCGATGGCTATGACTTCGAGAAGAAGCACCAATTCGTCAACAAGCTGGCAAAGGATGTCTGCATCCTTGCCGTCAACAAAGCCTTGTTGAAGTGGAAGCTGGTGACACCAAAGATTCCCGCCCCCGAGCGCAGAACGATAAATGCCTTCATCTTGAACAATCCGTATAAGGAGTGCATGTCTTACATGCCCACTCCAGACACCAAATACTTCCCCACCTGCATTGCGTCCACGAGGACGAATCACCGGTTCCTGAAGCAATACTTGGGCGATGTCTACACATACACCCCGGCATCTGAGGAACGAATGGGGGTCGAGAGTGCTGAGAAGTATTACATCGACGACTATCGTGATCCCGTGTGTGCCGCGATTGGCCTTGCCCATCAGTTCCGAGCAGAGAAGGTACTTTTGTTGTGCTGCGATGATTCGTTTGAAGAAGACCGGGAATATGCCGTGCCGCTCAAGAACGGTCTCTGGACATATCCTCAGTTGGTTAGAAGCCAAGAAATCATAGATGCGAACTTGTACTGGCTGACCCATCAAGAGAATCGAAAGGTCGAGGTCGCAGACTACTCAAGCGGCCCAGAATACAAAAATGCTGCGTATATAAGCAATGAAGAGGAGGCACTTGCATTCTTAAAGAATCAAGAGGAGGGAACCCCTAATGTCAGCTAAACGATTGTCTGTTCATGACTTCAAAAATTGGTTGTCTGAACAGAAAGACTTAAGTGAGTTCTTCAACATAGGATTGGACAAAGAAAATCCCTATGACAAGTATATCGGCAATGAGGTCTACTCGAAGGTATCGGAGCAAAAGCTTCTTGATCGAATCGAAACCGAAGAAGATGCCGAAACTCTAGTCCGAGAATTCCTTGAGGACGGTGGCACCGTCCTCGGAATCGAAGGGAAGAAAATTCAGATCGAAGTGGAATCGGGTTCTTTCGAAATCCCGAGATTCTGCGTTAAGATCCGCAAAGAAGAGGATCAACCACCGCCCGCCCTTTAAGTTGTTCCCAATCCTTGTCCGGCCTCACATGCAGATTAGTTGACCACGCCCCATTCATTGTGGGGCACTCAACATTCAGGTTCTCGGCCATCTTCATGATAGCGTTCAAGTCCTTCGGGAAACAAGAACCAGAAAAGCCCTTCTTCCCATCTGGTCCCGGCACCGCCCAATGTGACATCCCCAATCTCTTGTCCTTCGTCGCATACTCGATCACCTTGTCATAATCGACATCCATCTTGTCGCATATCTCTGCGAACTCATTGGCAAACGAGACCTTCACTGCGAGAAAGCAGTTCGTCATATACTTGACCATCTCGGCGATCTCAGAACTTGTCTTGGTGACAGGAATACTAGGATAGGCCGTCTCATACATTTGCTTGAGCACGGCGGTCCCCTCGTGAGGGCCTCCGACAATGATTCTATCTTGGTTCTTGAAGTCTTGCACGAAGTTTCGCTCGGTGAGGAACTCCGGGTTGAAGCAGACGTGGATGTTACTGTGTCTACGGTTTAACTTGAGCGTGGTCCCCGGAATGACCGTGGACTTGATGACTACCACGACTCCGTGGCATTGAAGGCGGTCGGCTGCTTCGGCGATCTTGCCGACGACATCTTCGACAATGCTGGTGTTGCAGGAGCCGTCTGGATTCATCGGCGTAGGGACGCAGACGAAGATCGGACCATCCACCCGAAGCATCATGACGGCATAAGGGTCAATATCCCCGGATTCTGTTACGGGGACAGGAGTGTGTGTTTGTATGTAGGGTTGATTGGGTCTCTGGACCACCCATCCAGTGGCCTTGTCCCAGCTATAGACTTCGAAGGCATGTCTCATGCCTTCCATGACGGCGGTTCCGACGAACCCCCGACCAATGATACCAATACTCTTCATTAGAAACCCTCTTTCAGCCAGTTCACTCTGGCCCGCGTGTGTTCAAACATATTGCCGTGCCCCTGATACATGGGTTCGGCCCATTCCTCATCCAAGTCATAGAAATTAGGATCTGGCTCCATCGGAATGTCTTCTATGTCAATTTCGACTGATTGCCCAAATTCTCTGTTCCTAAGAGGTTCGATGATCTGGCGAAAGATCTGATCTTGCAATTCGTGCTCTTTGGCACGAATTGCATTCAGAAAAATAACGTCAGCTATGCTAGGCATGACGATTGACACTAGAATCCCTCGTTGATCCAGTTGACGGTTTCGCCGGGCTCAAGCCCACCCAAGTCTTCCGCCATCTGTGCGGCTAAAGCACGCGCGGCCTCCTCGTTCAACATGGCCCGAATGTCCTGTTGACTCTCCATCGTCCACTGCGCTCGAAGCCGTCTTATCTCTGGCAAGTTCATACGTGTTGCAAACTCCCTGATCTCTTTCCTTAGCAATTCAAGGACTTCTTCCTTCTCCTCGGGACTGGTCTGCATCCTGCGATACTGATCCTCACTCACCAGCACCTTCGTCCCGAGGCGGTGGCCTCTGTGTTGGGCTGTGATGGCGATGATGTGCTGGAGGGTATCTGTGCAGAAGTAGTCGTGTACCCTTTCGTTGATGAACTCGTCGGTCATTTCATACCCTGCGCCCAAGTAACCTTGCCGCGCTCGTAGTTGACGGTCACTGCCGTCGTGTGCGTCACGGCCTTCCATGTCGCAGCAGCACTGGAGCCGTAGCCGCTCTTCTTCCAACTGGAGAACGGCATGTGTGATTCGGCGGCAATTGAGCCACCGTTGATGTAGATCATGCCAGCCGTGCAACGGTTGACGATCTCACGGTGTTTCCTGAAGTCGTCCGTAATAACACCGAGGGCCAGCCCATAGTCCGTGTCGTTGTACTTGGCGATCACATCGTCAAGATCGTCGAACGGAATCAGAGCGACGTGAGGCCCAAAGACCTCTTCCTTAAGGAATCGCTTGTCGCTCCATTCGCACTGATAGACATGCGGCGTTAGGTAGAAGCCCTTGCGGTTGACGGGCAAGCCTTCAATGAGCACTTTCACATCGGGGTCTGTCTGAGTCAAGATGTTGTACTCGCGGACCCGCTGCATGTGTTCTGCGGAAATCAACGGGCCATAGAAGGCGTCGTCATCGGCCATTGGATCGCCGGGATGCACCTTGTCTCGGACACGCTGCACGAAGTCTTCTTTGAACCCCTCGAATACGTCTCGTTGGACGAAGATGCGACCAGAGGAAACGCACCGCTGACCACTCAGCTTGAACGCTGAAGCGACACACACGTCAAGGGCCAAATCGTGGCTGCCATCATTGAACAGAATCGTGGAAGACTTCGAACCACACTCGATGCTGGCAGTCTTGCCGAAGCAGTCGGCACAATGGCGGCGGATGTCTTGGGCAACCTCGGCGCTTCCGGTGAAGAGGATCACATCTACGCTGCTACGGACCAGTGCGGCTCCTGTGCTGCCATCTCCATGTACGAGATTGAAGACACCGGGAGGGAAGCCCGCCTCAAGATAGAGTTGCCACGCCATGTCGTTGACCATTGGAGTGAGTTCTGAGGGTTTGTGGACAACAGTATTTCCTTCAAGCAGAGCAGGACCAGCGCTCCAAAAGCTCCCGATGGCGAAAGGAAAATTCCACGGGCTAATGATAGCCACCACACCACGCGGTTTGCGAATAACATAAGCATCCTTTGTTTCAAGTTCAGAGGAATAGACCTCGCCAAAGGGCTGACGCCCCATTGCAGCGACGGTCTGGCACATGTGAAGGGCCTCGATGACTTCGGCGTGTGATTCGTTAAGATTCTTCCCTGTCTCAATCGAGATTACATCCCGAAGGTTCTCATGGTCTCGCTTGATTAGCTGAGCGAGATTGTCGAACAAGTCAGCCCGCTTGATTCGGCTCATTCTGGCCCATTCCGGTTGGGCGGCACGGGCGGCGGACACGGCATTGCACACGGTCTCGTTATCAGAGATCGGGAATTGACCGTAGACTTCTTCGTTTGCTGGGTTGATTGCGTCGAAATGTGGCACTGATTGGTTAATCATCATGCCGTTTATGAAATTCCATCCTGTGTACATGAAACCCTCCTAGATCTGGCATTTTAGCTACAGAAATGCTTGCTTGCAAGCCTTCTTAACTAAGAGAGTGTTTATCCTTTGCCTTTTCTCAGCATGGTCTTCTTAACCTCGCAAGAACTGGTATTAGCAACCGGTGCTTTCGCATAAGCAGCCATGTGCAAAATTGGGCAGGCACCCATAGGTAAGTCAATGTAACCACGCCCTTTGAGGCGTTCGCGGAGTTCTTCGAAGTCTGAGGCGGTTTCTACCCACGGCTCGAAGAGCATTCTGTTTTCAAAGATGATTTGCTGGATATTACGCTCCCAGATCTGGGGCAACTTCAAGATAGAGAGATCCGTCAGCTTCGACGTTACTATCGACTCGCTCTGAAGCACTGTGATCAGTTTGATCCCCTTCTTGCTCCTGCTCGCCAAATACAAATACAGCCTCTTCATTCATCACTCCTTCAAGTAGGACTTCTAATAAGATCTGGGCATATACGTCGCCACCAAAGATGTCAAAAAGTGACCTGATGGTCGAGATGCCAAGTACAGTTTTCTCTCGGTCGGTGCTCATATACGATAGTTATGATGGAGTTCAGCAAATACGCAAAGATCAAGGACCATTACTGCCTCTGTTACTTCGGGGCCTGTAGTGAGCACCTACTTCAGTTGCGGCTTCTTAAACCAGTAGTGGAAGCACATTTTCCCGGCCTGAAGTTACACTTCGGGTGCCGCGATGATCGAGCCCATATCTTGGAAGGCTGCGAAGGTGTCCTCAAAATATCAGAACTTAAGGTGAGGCGATATGATTTTGCCCACATCAAAGAAGTCAGGTTCAACGGAACAACGCACCCTGTCGAGGACTTTCTCAAGGAATGCGGCATCACACAATTCGTAGTACGCTGGGATGTGGAAGAATCGCACACAGCCAAGTGTGTGATCATCACTCATGCGGAATACCCAACTAAGTCTCTCGAACGGCATCAGGTAGACAGTCTCAAGCGGCTCGCTAAGGAACAAGGTTTCGAACCACAGGTTGATGTTGACACCACCGGGGCGGGTCTTGTAATGGGCGTGGAAAGCTATGGCTTATTCGATGCTGCGGCAAAAGGAATTCGCACAAGGTTACTCCCAACTGGACTTGGTACACGACTCTACAAGGGCATGTTTCCCAAAGGCGAAGTAATGAGTTTATGAAAAGGAGAAGTTCATACTATGTTACAGCATGGCAAGAAGATTTACAGACGCAGTAGAAAACAGAATAGCTAAGCACTATCAACAAGGATTTAGCCTCCAACAACTAGCTGAGCGGTTCAAGTGCAATAACCGAACAGTGAAGAATGCGCTCATCAGGCAGAATGTCCAAGTCAGAAGAATGGGCGCACCGTCGAAGGGCGGCAAGCTTCATCTGGCAGGATACATCTACATCAGGCCAGATTCAGACGATCCGTTTCACTGTATGGTCAATAGTTCTGGGTATGTTGCACAGCACCGATACGTTCTAGCCAAACATCTGAACCGAGCGTTAGAAAAACATGAGACGGTTCATCATATCGACGGCGACAGAAAGAACAACGCCATTTCTAACCTTCAACTCCGCTCTTCTTCTCTTGGCCCCGGAGTGGTACATGTTTGTCTAAACTGTGGGTCGCAGAATATCAAGGCGCTGCATATCTAAGTGTGACGAACGACACTAGACTCCAAACCTAAGACGAGGCACACATGTCCGTATTTCAGGTACAACTCCAAAACGTGGATCAAGGTCTGCTTGACCTCGACCCATCATCCCACCCGTTGGCTTTGGGTCAGTCGGCGACTTACGGTAGACTAGGTTCGCCGTTCACGACTTCCAAGCAACGTCAGATCTGGGTCGCTGGCCCAAATCGCCGCTACCGTCTGTTGAAGGACGGTGACTCGTTCACCGACTGCAACTACTGGAAGCAGTTCGCATACCCACAGGTTCCGCTCGACCGCGCCTTCATTAAGGTGACGACCGACGACGGTTCTGTTTACAGTGATAACCCAGAAGAGAACGTCTTCACAAAGGGTGCTACTGTCGTCCTGACGACCAACTACGCCAACACCGTCATCGACTTTGTGACGACCTACGGTGGACCGGCTCGGTTCCTCAGCGTGCAGAACCTCGACGCCTCCATCGCCATCTTTGGCGAATTGAATGGCGACACCAACGTCACGTTCCGAGTGAACGCTGGCGAGACCATGATGTTCAATCAAGGCGACATGGTAATTACTCTGTTGAGACTTAAGGGTGCGTCCGGTACGCCTTCGGCAAGCTGGATCGCCGCCGTCAAGAGCACTTGCAACAGCTAACCTACTGTAAAACGACTTTCGTGGAAGCCGGGGCTTGCGTCCCGGCTTCTTTTTTGCGCCGACACTATCATAGGACATGCCAGTCATTCGATCTAAGGTCGTCAGTCGTAAATTTCAAGAAGCCCGCCCGGAGAAGATTGTCCGCACAGTGGGCCTCAAAGACTTCTATCATAAACGGAACCGTATTCTCATTACCCGAGCCTGCGGCGGCTTGGGCGACATCCTGATGCACCGCATGATGTTCGAGGACTTCAAGCGGTTGATGCCAGATGCCGAGATCCACTTCTGTTGCCCAAAGTATTATCATGACGCCCTAAGAGACCACCCGTTCATCGACCGTTTGTTCGACGTGGATGAAGCCAACCGAGACGACTACATCATCTCCTACAACACCACAACGGCTTGTGGTCGTGCTGAGATGAAGCTAGCGCCATTCTCGGGGCCAAACCGAAGCGACATCTGGGCGGCTCACTGCGGCCTGATCTTAACCAAGCACAACATGCACATTCGCATGACTGACGAGGAAAAAGTTGATGGTAAGCGGTTGTTGGAAGAACACCGCGAGCGACCGGGGCCAATCTGCCTAATTGCGCCGGTGTCTGCCATGCAGAACAAGAACTTACTGGAACACCAGTTGGTCGGGCTGGTTCAAGGGGTCCGCGAGCGGGGCCTGTGCCCTGTGGCAATCCATAACACCCCGATCCCCATTGCCTTGAAGAATGATGTGCCAACGGTCGTAGAGAACAAGCTGCGGCGGTGGATGGGCGCAATTGACCAAGCGGACTATGTGGTCAGCGTAGACACATCTGTCTTCCACTGTGCGGGCGGGATGGGCAAACCATTGGTGGGCATCTTTACATTTGCAGACGGTATGGCCTATGGTGCCCACTATGACTTTTTCCTTGTCCAGAGGCATCGAAAGACCGACCCCACATGGACCTGTGGCCCTTGTTACAATTGGGGTGCGTGCCCCAAGACTAAGGACAACCCAAAACCCTGCCTCACTGAAATCACCGCAGAAATGATACTAGCTGAGGTAGATAGGATGATGGCAAAATGGCCCATGCCTAACTCTACTTAAGGATAGACAATGCCGCAACTGATCAAGCCAACAGCTAAGGTTCTTCTGGTTCCCCGAGAGGGCGAACTTGAGATCACTGTGAACATCAACATTACCGTTGATGGCAAGGTCAGTGCCAGCGTAGAGAATGCAACCATTTTAAGTGAGGAGCGAGAAATAGAAGAAAAGGCTCCCCACATCATCCCAGACTTCTCGTCTGGACTCAAGCTTAACTTTGGTAAGAAGGAGGGATAACATCATGGCAATTGGATTTGACGTGGGAACCTACAATCTAGTGTGCTGCAAGAGGAATGACAAGGGTGACTTCTTGTACAAAAGGGAAGTCAACGCCTTCCTCGAAATGCCGCTGGACAACGACTTCGTGTTCAACATGATGAAGATGGCCGGTGTGCCCCTCATCCACCGCGAAGACGCCAACATCGCATACGCCCTCGGTGAAGCTGCTGTAAACATGGCCTACACCATGACTCAGCTTGACTTGAAGCGACCTATGAAAGACGGTTGCGTCAACCCGAAGGAACAAGACGCCTTCCAGATCATGAACATTATGGTTCACAGTATGCTGGACGATGTGTCGCATGACAAGCCTGTTTTGTGCTACAGCGTGCCCGCTAACGCCATCAACGCCGAGACGGACGCCGACTATCACAGAAAGATCCTTGAGGCTATCTTCAAAGCATTCAAGTCGGACAAGGGCTTCACTGTAGATGCTCGCCCGATCAACGAAGGCATGGCTCTGGTGTATGCCGAGCTTAAGGAAAAGATGTTCACGGGCATCGGAGTTAGCTGCGGCGCTGGCATGGTCAACGTCGCCTTCTCGATGTTCGGTGCTCCTGTCTTCACCTTCTCGCTGGTCAATTCTGGCGACTGGATCGACAAGCAGGCCGCAAAAGCCACAGGCGAAACAGTCACGTACATCAACAAGACAAAGCAGAAGATTGATCTGAACAAGGAGCCAACCACGCTGGTTGATCGAGCCATCCAGACTCAGTACGAGTTGATGATCGAGAAGACCGTTGGCGGCATCAAGAAGGGTCTGGAAGCCAATAAGGACAAGAACGCCAAGCTGGAAGCTCCGGTAGACTTCGTAGTCGCTGGTGGAACCGCTTCGCCTCCGGGCTTCGACAAGCTCTTCGAGAAGCTTCTTCGACAGGCTGGTCTCCCCGTCGAGATAGGCCGCGTTATCCGCCCAGCCGACCCGCTGTACAGCGTGGCCCGTGGGTGCCTCATCGCCGCCGAAAACGCCCGCTGATCTGTTACGAACAAGAACGGCGACACTCCTTTAACACATGAAAGAGTGTCGCCGTTGTCACAACATCTTGCCGACTAATCGGTTTGGGCCAAAGAAGGGAACCAAAGACGGCCTGAGACCTATTTGTAGGTCTTGTCATGTTAAAGACAGCATTGAGAGAAGTCGAAAAATACGTCAACTAACCTTAGAGCATTACGGAGGAAATCCTCCAAAGTGCGCTTGTTGCGGCGAGTCAAACACAGAATTTCTTGTGATTGATCACATCAATGGTAACGGCAACAAGCATAGAGAAGAGATTAAGAATTGTCCAATCCATACCCACCTTAAGGCACGCGGTTTTCCAGACGGCTACCGAGTTCTATGTGCCAACTGCAACCATTCGCTGGGGATCTGGGGATATTGCCCACACCAACTAAATTCAGGTTCAGAAAAAGTATTAAGCTGCTTACATAATGACGAACAGTTAGAGGTAGCTGTTTGTATGCAATTCAGCGAACAATCGTGTGAATTCATTTAGGTAACAGAAAGGGTAATCATGGATAACAAAGAAACTACCCCAGAGGTAGAAATCAAGAATTGCGCGGGAGACTTCTTGTACTTCTGCGAAACATACGTCAAAGTCATCCACCCCATTCGGGGACTCGTCAATTTCAAGCTCTACGACTATCAGAAGCGGTACGTGAAGGCACTAGCCGATCACCGCTTTGTAATCGCTCCCAAATTCCGTCAAGGCGGCTTCACCACCCTAACCTGTGCGTGGCTGCTCTGGCGGTTTTTGTTTAAGCAGGACGAAGCCAACATGGTCATGACCAAGAGCGACCGCGAGGCGTGCTATACCAGCAGTACCGTCCGTAGAATGATCGACTACTTGCCAGAATTCCTCAAACCGAAAATGAGCAAGTGTAACGACCACTCATTGGTCTCAGAAGACACCAACTGCAAGATGTGGTTTCTCACCTGCGAGGCCGCTTGCGGTCGCGCCATCAACTATCTGTTCATCGACGAGCCAGCGTTCATCAAGGATATGGACAAGCACTGGAAGGCTATGTACCCCGTGCTGTCCACCGGTGGGCATTGCATCGCTACGTCGAGTGTCAACGGGGCTGAGGGCTGGTTCTTTGAGACAGTCAAGGGCGCGTTCGAGAAGAAGAACGATTTCTTCTTGTTCACCGCTGAGTACCACGAGCACCCCGACTACAACGACCCGAATTGGGTGGCCCAAACGCGGAGAAACCTCGGCGACCGTGGCTGGCGTCAGGAAGTGCTCTGCGAATTCCTCAAAAAGCAGTCGCTCAAGGATCGACTGAGGGAGGGCGTGGATTTCCTCTGTGAGATCACTGCCGTCGAGGAGGAGGACTTCATCAAGCGGAAAGAGGCCGAGTTCAAGGCGAAGTACGGTTCCACACAGGAGTTCCTCAACAAGCGCAAGGACGAACGCAAGAAGGAGGATTGGAAGATCAGGACGAATGCGGACAAGGCCAAGCTGGTCTTCGAAGACTGCGACTACAACTTCGAGCATGGCTATGACAGTGAAGAATGCGACATGAACTTCTGTGATTGGGTCTACAAAATGACGGACTTCATCGAGCCTGTCAAGGAAGGCGACACCATCACAGTCAAAGCCGATAGGCCCAAGCCACATGTCCACGAGTTCGCCAAGCTCAGCCACGATGAAATCAAGAGCATCTTTAAGAAGGATCATGAGGGGTACAAGGCTGATGAAGTCAAGCACCCCAAGTTCGCCGAGCAACGGTACGGAAATGCCGAGGAGATGGCTGAATTGTTCTCTGATCTCGGGGATGATTCTTGGAAAAAACGGCTTCAGAAGCAGAAAAACTGGTGGCACCAACTCGAAGATCGGATCGAGTATTACTGTGATCCTGATATACTAGCGCTGTCTGGAATTATCACTAAGGCAGAGGCGGCGTCAATGGGGAATTGTCCCCTGCGACCAGACCTCGTGATTCTACATAAGTTGACGGAGAGCGGCGATTTCCCAGAGAATATCGCCTTGAGCTTCTTAGGAGGCCATCTGTGCGTCAACGAAGTTCCCACTCGAATCAAGGAAGAAGACGTGAGGGATGCCTATAATGGCTTCTATGCGCTAACTTCTCACAAGGAGGCCGTAGATACGGTGGTTGGCTTATTGAAAGAGAAGCTGAAGCCACTGTTTGGAACGGAGGAGAAGGATGGCATTACAGGATCACTTACACAAAAGGAGTGATAGTTCCTTACAGATAAGGGACAATTACGCCCCCATCGAATTGATGTGGGAAGACGAAGTGAGGGATGAGGTAATTGCACCCATGCCAATGCTTCGTAGGAATTACAAAGAACTAGAAGTTGAGTTTACGGCTTACATGACGCAGCTTGACATACTAGACAAAATAGAAAGGAACCTGAAATGGGAGAATGTATTCACAAGTTTGTGAACGATCTCGGCGTGGCCGCGTATATCCTAATGCACGGCTACGCTGTCATCGGCAAGAAGGCACGCTCGATCTACTTCGAGTGTGAAAATGAGGAGTCATCTAAGGAGTTCGACCGTCTGGTACTTGAGTATCAGCCGCCGAACGACTTCTACACGTTTGACTCCTGCCTGATGTTCTTGAAGAAGATCAACGAGACAGTCCCCGAAAACCTCAACCCAGAGATCCATAAGGTGGTTAATGACCTCGGCGTGGCAGCATATCTGATCATGCACGAGTATCGCCCTAAGAGTCTTGGTTGTAAGGTGATCGGCAAGAAGGGCAAATTCGTCTACTTCGAGCACCCCGAGGGCAAGGGAGAGGACTTCGAGAGGCTGTCTTATCAGTACCTACCGAGCCAGTTCCAGACCTACGATTCAAACCTAATGGCTCTGAAGAAAATTGGCGAGTACATGCCGCGCAAATGAAAACCCCTCCTGCTATATACCGTTATCAAGCTTGGAGAGGGTAAAACATGATGCAGAGCTTTGCGAATTATCGGAAAAGAGAGCTTAAGAGCAAGATCTACACGTCACCTGTCAGTGAAGCCATTGACAGATTTATGGACGTATTAAGGATCGACTTGCTTGAGAAAGTACGACTGCCCGACCTCGTAGTCGAGGGAAACACGGTCCTGAATACTTCGTACAATGTCGTCCGCAAGGAAGACTACCAACAAGTCAAGACTCTGATTGAAGCTCTGATCCAGCACTACAAGGCCAATCTATATCTCGGTCTATTGGAAGAGGCGGCAGCAGCCGCTTCTTCTTCGGCTGCCGCATCAAACCCCCACGCAGCATTCGAAGCCGAGCTTATCGACCAAGTGACGAAGATGTGTGATGAACTGAAGAATCAGGTCATGACCATCCTCGGTTCTACCCGCTCCTCCGCAGCAGCACCAGCAGATGACGAAGATAGCGAACTGGCATCATCTTCCAGTGGAACCCCAAGAAGGCCAGCACCTACGCCACGGTCCTCGCGGCCCGGCGCAGGACGTTCGGCACCTGTGGTTGACGACGAAGATGCTTACTCTGTCGGCGATGACGGCGATGACGGCTATGACGGAGACATGGCCCCAGCACCGGGGGGCAGACGATCTGCCCCGAGACCCGGTGGTGCTCCGGGCGGGCACGACTGGTCACGCGGCTCGCACGGCTGGGGTGGCGCAACACCGCACCCGACGCCTTATCCCGGCCAAGAGTTCAAACGTGACCCGTGGAGCGGCTTCAAGCCAGCGAACTACGGCGACTTCCGACCGTCTGACGGTTATTGGGGAGGCTTCAAGCGTCTGCTCGGCGGAATGGTGCCGCAGTTCGTTAGAAGGCTCTGGCACGGCCACCCGTACCGCCCGATGGCTAAGGAACACTCCGAGCGCATCGAAACTCTGTTCTTAGAGAATGCTGATGCCGTCATGCAGTTGATTGACGACTTCAAGGTCAGACTTATCACATACATCAGGGACCGCATCAGGGTGATCTCCTCTTCGGCCAGCGGCACCACACCCCTTACAGGTGGCGGCGGTGGCCCCGGCTCGCTCCCCGGAGTATCCAAGCCGCGTGTTGTCACCGGCCCAGAAGACGCCGCAAGTGGAACACTGCCGGTCACAGGCCGCGAAGAAGGCGGCGTTGGCGGCGGCGGTAGCGCAGCAAGATCGGCAAAAGCCGTAAACCCAGATGTCATCGACCCGAGCAAGACAACCGCCTTAGAAAAGGCGGCTCTCGGTGGAAACCCAGAAGCCAAAGAGGAAATCAACGAACACTTGACGAACCTGCGTGTAGCTTGCGAGGCCCTCGGCCTCGAAGTGAGCTACACTGATCGCTGGGGCGGCAAACAACTGTCAATGGCTAAGCTACTCATCAACGGCAAGCCAGTCAGCGAGTCGCACAATAAGCCAGCGTTCATGAAGCACATCATCAACAAGATCTACACCGATCCACACTTGATGGGGCAGACACTCACAAACACACAAGCTGGTTCAAAAACAGATCGTGTCAGCGGACGAGTCTTCCAGCGTGTCGTCACTTGGCTTGGCGGTATTACCGGCAAGGGCAACCGACTTGGAACCATGTTAGAGATCCTGTTGAAGTTGGGTGCCAAGCTACGCGGGGGCAAAGCTGCCGCATCACCAGCAATCACTCAATCACCAGCAGTCCTTCCGGGCGCGGGTGGAGGCGCAGCGTCGTCGCCAGCCGATGCTGGACTGGCAACAAGTGCTCCTGTGGGCACAGCGAAGGGGCGCAAGCCTCGCGCCACCGGGTTAGGAACGGACACAGTGCCGGTGAACGCAGAAGCACCCCCATCTGATAAGGCAACTCTCCCTGTAACCCCACGAGAAGGCGAACCAAAACCTGCCACCGCAGGCGTGATGGACCCACAGGCGTTTGTCAAGGAGTTGCAGACGAAACACACGAATACTTGGAATAAACTCGTCAAAGCTCTTGGCGAAGATAAGGTTCTTGAAGCAATTTCGGCGGCTCTTCGTGAAATGGAGCCTGAGAAAGTTATGCGAGGCTTGGTGGCGAAAGCCGCAGAAATGCCAGACGTAGTACCGGATCAGCCTGTTGTTGAGAAACCTGCCAGTCCTGTTGTTAAGAAGCCTGCTGCTACCACTACAGGCGCAGTCTCGCCTCCTGTTGAAGAACCGGCGAGTTCTGCCAGTTCTGTCACCCCTCTGTCTAGCCCCCCAACTGCGGCACCACCAGTTGATAAACTTGGCGGCTTGAGAAAGAGACTGGATGCCGAAGCTGAAGGAAGCCCAGAACTTAAGGAACTCCTCACGCATCTTGACAAGCACCTGACACCCGAAGAGCTAACCGCTCTGATCGGCGACCGTGCGCATGACGATGATGCTGTGCTCGGCGATCTGCTTGATGCCCTCGATAAGAAAATCACAGGCGCAGCCGCCGCTCAAGGCGAAGCTGACGGAGCGGCTACGAAGTCCTCTCCATTACCAGTGCCCACCGGCAAGGTGGATGTTCCGGTGAAAGACAAGGTGGATGCTCCGGTAGCAAGTAAGGTGGATGCTCCTGCCGCAGAAGTAGATCCCGAGATCGAAGACATCAAGGCTCGACTGGCAAAGCTGGGAGGCAGTGATCCGAATCTTGCCACCTTCCGAGCAGCCCTTGAAAATCCGAAGAGCGCCGCAGCTTTGAAGGCACTCGTCCACTCAGACGATCCACAAGCAGCAACGCTCAGAAAGTTGTTGGGTATGGAAGACAAGAAGCCAGCAGCAGAACTAGGCGGCAAGAAAAAAGCACCAAAGCTTAAGACGCCAGATGTTGTAGCACCGCCAGATGTCGTAGCACCGCCAGCAGCAAAGCTAAAGACACCAGATGTCGTAGCACCGCCAGCAGCGGAACCAGAAGTTCCAGAGGATCTGGACGCGAAGGGCGATGAAGCCTACTTGAACTCGAAGGCTGTACTAGCCAAGAGACGCGACCTGTTCGATGCTCTCGGCAAGATGTATGACGATGATGAGATTAAGCCGATGAAAAAGGCCCTCATGAAGAAGGCCAACGACATCATCGCTCAAGGAGGTTCGGTTCGTGACGTGCTTTCAATGTTCGACGACGTGATCAACGCGGCTGCCGAAGTACCTGAGCTTACAAGAGGTAGCTCGAACAAGGCGGGCGGTCTGAATATGGACCACTTCCAGCCTCGGGTAGATGCCTTCATGAAGCAACTCAACGAAGCGAGACGCAACGGTAAGAAGTTCAGCGTGAAGAACCTACTTATGTTTTCCTAAGAGGTCGTAGGCATCGAAAGTGCGCTTGGTCTTTTCGGCCAGACGTTCGAGACTTTCGATGTCAACAAACGTGGCGTCGCCAGTATCGAGAGACTGATCAACATCGAAAACTGGCGACTCATCTAAGACCGGGAGTAACTCCCCGGTCTTTTTCTTTTCCGGGGGTTTTACTTCTGGTCTCATCAGATCGGTCTTGACCTTTGCCCCGGTCTGCTTCTCATACTCCGCAATCATGGCCGCGTGCTCAGGATTATTCGGGTCGAGTTCCATCTCCTCGTGGACAGAGATAATATGGGGCATGGCAAAAAAGCTGATCATATCGTTGTATGGGTGAGTGCCCCAGATACCATCTATGTTGACCTCCTC